CACCATCGAGGTGATCACGGATGCCAAGGGGGAGAATGTGGTTTCCAGGGCCAATGTCCAGGTTGCCCAGGACGTCGATGTCGATGGGATGTTGTTCCTGGGAACCTTGGATGATTTGGACTCATCACAGGAGGAAAACCCGGAGACAATCCCGACGGCTTATCGGATAAAAAAGTTTGATAAAACCCCGACCATAAGGGGCAATGCATTCCATCGGGCGGCGTATTTATGAGCTATCTTCGTGGGCTGAACAGAGTTGTAGCTAATCTAAACTACGCCATCAAGGAAATTGAGGGACGATCATTGAAGGGCCTGCTCTTAGCTGTAGCCCATGTCCGCAAGGAGATGGATAATGTCATACCTATGATTCCGGTTGATACCGGGGATCTCCGGGCGAGCTGGTTTGCCATTCCGGTTAATCTTCCGGCAGGTCCTGCGGTCATCTGCGGATTCAGTGCCAATTACGCCGTATTTGTCCATGAAATGATAGGGGCAGCCTTCCAGCGGCCCGGTGCTGGCCCAAAGTTCTTTCAATCAGCTCTGCGCCGTAACCAGGATAAGATTCTCCAAATCATCTGGGAGAATGCAAAGGTGGCGAGATGAACTTTTACATCTACTTCCTCAGGCGGCCAGACAAAGACGACCCATTAGGTACAGGCAATGAAGGAAAACCATGGACTGATGCCAGACGAATGGCTCAGGAAATGAGGAGAATAAACAGTGCAACCTCCATCAAGTGACATTAAGGATATTCTTGAAGACGCTGGTCTTGGCCTCACATTTGGTACTAATCTGTTTGTGGGCTTCGAGCCGGACTCACCGGCAAATTGTACGACTATTTATGATACTCCAGGTTTCAAGCCCGAATCGGAATTAGAAAAGGGCAACGACATCTACAAGCCTTCGATTCAGATCAAGGTTAGGAATAATAGTTATGTCGATGCTGGTACCCTTATCAATCAGATAAAGGATGAGCTGCATAACATCACCGGCCAGACGGTAAACGGCAGCCTTTATATCCATATCCAATGTTCCCAGGAGCCATTCTCTCTCGGTAAGGATGTGAATGGCAAGTCCCAATGGGTCTGCAATTTCGACCTGATGAGGACATAATATTAATCTTAGGTTCAGGGGCAGAACCTTATTATATTAAATAGGAAGGAGGGCAGATAATGGCTGATATTGTGGGTGTCGGTACTGAGTTTCGCCGCTGGAGCGGGTCGGCATGGGTGAAGATTGCCCAGATCATGAAGATTGCCGGGCCGGATTCCAAGCGGGATACGATTGACACAACTGACCTGGACACCACGGGCGGCTATCGGACTTTTATTGGTGGTCTGCGGGACGCTGGCAGTGTCAAGTTGACCGTGAAATTTGAGCGGGACACCTTCGAGATTATGAGGGACGACTTTGAGTCCGATGATCTTCAGAATTACGAGATCGTCCTGCCGGACTCTGAGAATACCTCATTTCATTTTCAGGGTCTCGTTACTGAACATCCCCTAACCATCGATGAGAAACTGGTCATGGCCGATGTCACGATCAAGATCAGTGGCCCGATCACTATCAACTCCGGCAGCGGTTCGTAGTCAAACTGGCCCTAATCACGGGCTATAACCTCATGGAGGCTTAATCATGGCACTTCTTTCTAAAGAACAGTTATTGGCAAAGGAAGAACTCAAGATCGAAAAAGTTTCCTTGGGCAAGGATCATGTTTTTGTCCGCCAGATGAACGCTCACGAACATTCCAAATATTCCCAGCTCCTAACCAAGCAGGTCCCGGTCCTGGAAGATGGGAAACCTACCGGCGAGACCACCGTTGAATCCACTATGGATGACTGGCCCTCCAAGCTGGCAACCTGCACCCTGTGTGACGAGAAGGGCAACCTGCTGTTGGAGCCGGGTGACTGGGAAACGATTGCCAAGAACATGACCGCTGCCAAGCTCGACAAGATCGCCACTGTGGCCATGAGACTGAACCGGATTAAGGATCAGGAGGCGAAAGTAAAAAACTGAGGGGCCGCCCCGGGCGGCTCTTCGAATATAGGTTGGCTCAGGCGTGCGGATATTCGCACCCGGATTTTATCCTCCCATACATGACCCTGGAGCAAATGTCCGATGTCATGGCCTACGACAAAATCGAACCAATCGGGGAAATCAGAGCTGATTATCGGATGGCCCAGGTCTGCCTCCTGCTCCACAATCTCATCCAAATGCAGCGAGGAGATGGTAAGTGGACCAGGGCCACACTTCAGGACTTTATGCTGTTTGGCCCGAAGACCAGTAAGAAGCTCCCGGACAAACCTCAGTCGGTGGATGAGATGAAGGCGATCATGATGGCGTTGGCTAGACCAAAGGAAAAGAAATAGATGGATTTGGGACCATTACAGGCAACGCTCGGAGTAGACGCATCAGGCTTGCGCACTGCCGAGCAGCAGATGCGTTCGTTTGGAACAAATGCCGAATCCACTTTAGGTAATGTCAGTGGTGTTGCCAAAGCAACTGCTTCTCATTTGGCTGCGATGGTCGGTGTGACTTTATCAGTAGCAGGAGCATTTACAGTATTATATAAGTCTGTAAGTGGTGGCGTTAATGCAATGGAAGATTTTCGCCTTAAAACCATTATGATCGGCAGTGGATTGACAAACTTAGCCAAAGAAGGTCAGGGTTCTTTTGAAAAAATGTTTAAGCAAAATACGGCTTACGCAAAGGCCATGTATGAAGAAATCAGAAAGGAAGATGCAAAGCGGTTTGCCTCTGCTGAAGATTTAATGACTGGGTATAATGCCCTTGTTCAGAAAGGATATTCCGTCAGGCTTGACGAGGTTGATTCATTGGGCGTTTTAGTTGACAAAATTAAGTTGGCTACCGCTGGTCAGAGTACTACCTTACAGATCAATCAAGAGATTCGTGGTCTTATGGACGGCCAGAAGCGGGCTGGTTCCCTTATTGCCTTTGAACTTGCTGATAGGATCGGACCTGCTTGGAAGGAGATAGTAGAAAAACATAGGCAAGCCGGGACCCTGCTCAAGTTTTTGGCAGATCAATGGCCTGGGATTGCCGCCGCCGCCAAAGAGATAGAGAATACTCTCGAAGCCCAGACTACCACGCTCTCAGGTAACTTGAAATATATTGGTCGAGAGGGGATGCAGGGAATATATTTCGAGATAGTCAAAGTCTTGCAAGATATGAATACCTATTTAAGAGAAAATGGGGATATTATTGCAAATTACATTCAACGTGGTTGGGCAGGAGTTAAAGACCTTGTAGATGGTATTCTTGCTGTTTTACGGGACATAAACAAGATTGTTAGCACTATCGCAGAATGGACCATAAAGATTGTAGTTCAACCAATTGGCGACGCAGCAAAATGGCTTGTTGCTGGAGCCGGTAGTCAAGGTGATTTTGGTTTCGGCGCCTTGACACAAGAAGCCCCGAAGCCAAGGAAACTCTCAACTCCGGCACAAACTGAACAACTTAAACGGGCTGGAGTATCAGGATTTTTTCCTGGCCCGGGTGGAGAAGCAATACCGATATATGGAGAAGCTAAAGAGGCAGTTACACAAACTATTTCTAAACCACATCCCCCAGGTGTAGAAAAAGGCGGCGGCGGCAAGGGCGCCGAGGCCGAGATCAACCGCCTCAATTCCCTGTTTGATACTTTGACCAAGGACATTGCCCGGTTGTCCGAAGGTAAACTGGCTGAGATCGAGGCCAATTACGTTAAGACGGTAGAGCAAATCTACAAGAAGACTTCAGACCGTGCCCATACCGAGGCCGAAGTGGAAATCCTGGCCAAGCAGCGAGCCACACGCCAGATGGAAAAACTTCAGGATGAGTTTGATCTGAAAATGGCCAAGGGCTCCGGTGATTCCTTCACTGAACTCAAGAAACAATACGACAAGGATGTTGAGGACTACAACGGTCTGGCCGGGGCTAAAGAAAAGATCGACGCTTATTACAATCGTCAAAGAATTATGAAGCAAGTAGAGCAAGCCACTGAGATTTTGAATTTGGATAAACAGCACATAGATACTCTTGCCAGTCTTACCCCAATTCTGGGCGATCAGATCAGATTCAAACAACGGTCTTTAGATATTGAGAATGATCTGGCCCAACTCGCCATTACAAAACTGGTGGCAGAGAAACCGTACCTTTCTTACCTTGAAGATGAATTGCGAGCTCGTCAGGCACTGACCCATGAAGCAAAGAAGTATGCATTAGAACGTGAAAATTGGATGCGGTTGGGTGTTGAAGGCGGTTTAAAGAAAGGAGCACTTGATCGAAGCCAGGCATCAGAGACCAGACTGGCTACTTGGACTATAGAGTCCATGAATGCTGCTGAAACCTACATCGGGGAAACCGGTGGCCAGGCCTTTGTAGACACCATTCATGGAGCAAAGGCCGATTTCACGAAAATGTTCACTGATTTAGGAGATTCATTTATCAAACAACTATGGAAGATGGGCACAACTAAGTTGTTTGATACTGTTTGGGGAGCATTTCTTGACAAAGGTCCAGGTAAGCTCGGAACTGATCAGAATCCCCTGGTTGTGAGAATCCATGGGTCTGTTCCTTTTGGGACTGGGAAGGGAGCGGGAGAACCAGACTTTGTGAAGAGGGATGAAAAGACAGGATTCACGCTTCCTGGAGCAGGTCTGAAAAATGAAAAGTATGGGGCTTGGGGAGATGATATAAAGGGGTTGACAACGTATGATAAAATGATGGGCAAAATGTACAAAGGTCAGTTAAAGGACATGGGAGGGATACAAAAATTACAAGAACGGTTCATTAAAGATGATATTCGAGATTTGAATACTTATGGGCAGATGCAGCAAGAGATCATTGATCAAAATCAAGAGATGTTTAATTCTGAGTATTTGAATCAGTACCAGTCGGACTTTAGCTCTATGACCACTGGAATTACTAGTGTTTGGGGGACCGCCCAGGGCCTTATGACGGCAATGGGGGTGTCAGGTGAAGCCGCTCGTTATGGAGCTATGGTTACTTATGGGATGCAGGGGATCAGTCTTATAATGAACATCGCTAAAGCCGG